TAAAGATAATTCCAAGAAGTTATGCCTCTAGTGTTAGTATGATTTTAAGAGACGATTCAACTAATACCTCCACAACCTATAGTAGCATAAGTACTTCAACAGACAAAAATTATTTAGTAATTGCAAAAGCTTTAAGCCCTGTTTTAGTTGAAGGTAGATTTTATGATATGACAGTTAAAGAAGGTGCGAATATAATTTATAAAGATAAAATATTTTGTACTAATCAAACTGTAGATCAAGCAAATAACGATTATTACACTATGAATAGTGGAGAATACACTACAGAAGATAGTTACGATAACGATTATATTATAATATGAAAAATAAAACTGAATTAAGTATTGTTAATTTAAGTACTTATACTTCTCCTGTAGTAAAAGAGGTAATGGGTAAAGATTGGATAGCATTTGGAAAAAATAATGACTATTTTCAATATTTAATAGACCGTTATAACGGAAGTCCGACTAATATGGCTATTATAAACGGAATATCAGAGATGATATTTGGAAAAGGCTTAGATGCTACTGATTCTAATAGGCGACCAGACCAATATGCAATGATGGTTTCGTTATTTAGAGATGAAGTTGTAAGAAGGCTATGTTCTGACTTAAAATTAATGGGTCAATGTGCAATGCAGGTAATTTATTCAAAAGACAGGTCAAGAATTGTAAAATTAGAGCATATTCCTGTTGAAACATTAAGAGCTGAGAAATGTAACGAAAAAGGAGAAATACCTGCTTACTTTTATTTTAATGATTGGTCTAAGTATAAAAAAAGTAGTGAACTAAAACGTATTCCTGCTTTTGGTATGTCTAAAGAAGGACTAGAAATAATGTATATTAAGCCTTATAGAGCAGGTTATAAATATTATAGTCCGCCAGATTATGAGGGTGGTACGCAATATTGTGAGTTAGAACAAGAAATTTCTAACTATCATTTGAATAATATAATGAATGGTCTTGCTCCAAGCATGTTAATTAACATGAATAACGGAACACCTGACCCTGAACAAAGGGAGATTATAGAAAATAAGATATATGAAAAGTTTTCAGGTAGTTCAAATGCAGGTAAATTCATACTTGCTTTTAATGATGACCCTGCTACAGCAGCAACAATAGACCCTATTCAGCTAAGTGATGCTCATAATCAGTACCAATTTCTGTCTGATGAGAGTTCTAAGAAGATAATGGTAGCTCATAGGGTTGTTAGTCCTATGTTATTAGGGGTAAAAGACAATACTGGCTTTGGTAGTAACGCAGATGAGTTAAAAACTGCCTCTATTTTGATGGATAATATGGTTATTAGACCTTTTCAGACGCTTTTAATTGACTCTTTTGATCAAATACTAGCTTATAACGATATATCGCTTCATTTATACTTTAAAACGCTTCAACCACTTGAATTTACTGATCTTGACAACGTAACAGACCAAGAAACACGAGAAGAAGAAACAGGAGTTAAATTATCAGAGGATAAAGAGCTAGATAAGTTTATAGATACGGAAGTTGCTGATAGTTTAATAGATTTAGGAGAAAATGAAGAAGATTTATTAAAAGAATATGATATTGTAGATGAAAGAGAGGTAAATTATGATTTTGATGGAGAATTAGACGAGGTTATAAAAGATTTAAACAAAACAGAGCTTGCAAGTACAGGAGTTGCTAGACCATACAAAGAAGATCCTCAAGATGGTAAAAGTAAACAAGAAAAATACGAGGATTATACATTTTTAGTTAGATATATGTATAACCCTGCTAGAGTTCAAGCAAATTCAAGAGAATTTTGTCGAAAAATGGTTTCAGCTAAAAAAGTTTATCGTAAAGAAGATATAGAAGCTATGACAAGTAAGGTAGTTAATGCAGGATTTGGTAAAGGTGGTTCAAATACTTATTCAATATGGTTATGGAAAGGCGGAGCGAGATGCAAGCACAGATGGTATCGTAAAACATATATGAGAAAAGATGGCGAAAGAAGTTTAGGAGAAAATATATCATCAACAGAAGCAAAGAGTAGAGGGTTTACTCCAAAAGGAAGAAAAAATGCTAAAAGAGTTTCTGTAGCTCCAAACGATATGCAATATAAAGGTTATACAGCGGCTTACTGGAAGAAAATGGGTTTTAAAAATTAATTATGGCAACAGTATTATTTATAACGAGAACGGATTTAGTAAAAAACTCTATCATTGATGGGAATGTAGATACTGATAAATTTATTCAATTTGTTAAGGTAGCTCAGCAAATAGAAATCAAAAATTATCTAGGTACAGCGTTATACGATAAGATAAGTACAGATATTGCTTCAGTAAGTGGATTGTCAGGAAATTACTTAACATTAGTAAATGATTATGTACAACCTATGCTAATATGGTACGCACAAGCAGAGTATATTCCTTATGCTGCTTATTCAATTAAGCAAGGAGGAATTTATAAGCATACAAGCGAGAATGCTGAAACAGTAAGTAAAACAGAGGTAGATTTTCTAGTTCAAAAGGCTAGAAATACCGCAGAATATTATACACAGAGGTTTATAGATTACATTAATAATAATAGTGGTTTATTCCCTGAGTATAGTCAGAATAGTGGAGGTGATGTATATCCTGACTCAGATGCAACTTTTAATGGTTGGGTTCTGTGATATATAAGCCGAAAAGTAAAAATATAGTTAAACTAAAAAAGTTTTTAAATATGAATTGGGTACAAACAAATACATTAAACACAGAAATAGTTTACAAAAAAACTAAATAATGGCATACGGAAATATATACGAAGAGAGTTGGTGGGGGAACACTAATGAAGCGAATGGTTGGGGATCAATATATCCTTTTAATGCTGATGCTTCTAATTTTAGAGCAGATACAACTTTAATATTAGCAGATACAACTTTATATACAGCCGATCAAACAGAATATTAAAAAATAAAAAACTAAAAAATGAGTAAACAAACAGTAAATATAGGATCAAGTGCAAATGATGGAACAGGCTCACCGATAAGAACCGCCTTTGAGATTTGCAATGATAACTTCACAGAATTATATTCTAGTG